CGCAGGCGTAGTGGGTGACGAACTCAGGGTTATCCCTCAACCACTTCAGCACGGTCTTCTTGTCCGGCATGTCCTCGCAGGCACATATCTTGCGGAGAGATTCGCCGCCTGCAATCCGGTCGCAGATTATTGATGCTGTTTCGTCGTTGTAGCTGCTTGGCCTGCTCATGCCTTCTTCTCCTTCCGCCGTCTGCGTACCTGGCCTGTGGCGTTGTTCATATCGTCGGCCACTCCATTGTCTTTATCTCCTTAAGGCGGCGGGGAAATGATGTGTGGTCATCACTTGTCGGGTTCGCGGCCCTATCCCCGTTTATCAATCTGCGTCAATCTGCGACTGGAATGATGCAACGAGTTCCGCCCTTACCACATCCAAAACGGCGATACGTTCGGCTAATGTGATTCCATCTGTAAACCGTGCCGCATCCCTGATTGTGGCATAAAACGAGCCCAAAGGGTCGGCTGGCGGTTTACGGTCGACAAGGGCAATAACCGACTTTGTTTGATTGCAGGTATTGCAGTTGAATTGTCCATTGCTATGTTCGCACTTCATGGTTGCGGCCTTTTATTCAACCTACCACAAAAACAAGGCTTTCTTTTGTCTTCCTCATGGAACGACAAAAGCTCTTGCCCCCGAAATACACACCCTTGAGACTCTAGTTTTTCTTGCATCTTACTTTTTTGTATTAAAAATTCGCATTTCATTGCGGCCTCTTCGTCAAATGGTATTTGTGGCATATCTGGCATTTGTAGGGATAGAGCCCGTCCAGATTCAAGCGTTTCGTTTCCATGTTGGCGGCGGTCAGGGCGTGCTTGCGTTTGGCGTACTGCGTTTTCCCTGTCGATAGACATTTCATGACGCGCCTTTTCTCTTTTCGTTACGCCACGTTAGCACAGGCTAAAATTATTTTCAATTACTTTGCGTCCTTTCGTGATTCTGTTATCCGCTGAAATTGAATCCAACTATCCGACTATTTTGAATTTATGCCGTTTATTAAAATGATGGATATACCGCTTGTTGTGCGGGCTAATCAGTAGTTATGGCGCTTTTCTGTAACGTAGAATTTCTTTCCAGTCGGACACCCATTCCCCCATCATTTTCCCGAATTTGTCGAAAACTGGATAAACGATGTACGCCGGGAACATCACGAGGCAGATAATCTGCACGACTATCCGCATGTTGTGATTTATCATCCACATTACCCACGGTTGCATTTGCTACCTCCCGCGCCATAACAAGGCGCTCGTGCCGTCGAGCGGCACAGCTTAAAATCGTTATGCAATTGCCGCCCTGTACCCCGCCTCGTACTGAAAATAATCCTCAGAGCCTACAGGGTAAAGATTATCTACCGACTCCGGTTGTATCGCTTTGACGAATCCAGGGTCATCGCTTCCGTCGAAATAGCCCTGAAGAAAGGACGGGTGAGTGACCGAAATTGCATAACCCGCAGATGCAGCGGAAGAATATTTTTTATCGCACTGGCAGTTAAATTTTCCACATGACTCACAAGGGTATTTCTTTCCCATAGAACCTCCGCTGATCTTTAAGCGTTATACGTCTCTATTTCTCGTGCCCCAATGCCGTGTCACAAATTTCGTGCAGCCGTCCCAATATCCCGCCGTGATTCCTGACTGTATAGTCGTGGATGATATCCAGCGCATGGCGGAGTTTGATTTCTCGGTCTACGGCGTTTGCTACATCCTGATAACTTTGAGACCAACCATAGTCACCCTGTTCACATTTCTGTTTTGCCCGTGACGTTTCGGTGTTGCACATCGCCACTACTCCACATCCCGCCAGTTGCACGCGGAGTTGTTCTATCTCTGCCACATGATCAGCCACCATAAAGCGGAGGGTTTCGGCGGACAACGCCATCAGATGTTCCTCAATATATTTGTCTTTCTCTTCCAGATTCATACCGTTTCTCCTTAATTTTGTTCCGTTACGTGAATTCCCGCTTCGGTCGATTCGACGTATAACCAACGCTGTGGACCAGTCTGCGAAAACCTGCCGCTGGTCACGCTCAAGCGTTATGTGGGGAAAATTTCCCGCACGTGAAATGTATATACCTCAAAATCCCCTTCGGCCTCTTCCTTCGCCATCTTTTTCGCTTCTGATTCATCCGCAGCCCAAACGGTAACGGTATCTTCCCATGAGCATTCAACCGTGACTTTATATTCCTTTTTACCCTCGGCACGTTTCTCTTCTTTTTTTGCCTCGGCTTGTCGTAAAATCTTCAAAGCGGCTATTTGCTCGGTATCTCCAAAAACAGGAGGTCGGCTGAGTGCTTCACGAATTGCAGTCCCTGTCATACTCGCTCCTTTCAATCCCACATAACCAGGACGCCGGACACCGACCGCCCAACACCCGGCGGACGGGTCAGCGCCAAGGCCGTTATATTTCTAACCCACGCGCCTTGATATTCCCGGCAATATAGTTTGTTGTACTCATGTCTAAACCTGCGTGACAGAGTGCATTTTGCGCTACCTCGTAACAGGCTTTACGCTCATTGATGATCGCTTGTTCAATTACCGCTTCAGCACTTAATCGTAACTCTTCCGAGACGGCTAGATCCCGCTTCAGCTTATCAACTTCCTTCACAGCTTGGCAGATGTCTTTGTAAAGCAGATCAAAGTCGCATTCTCTCATTGTTTTGGGCAATTCGTCTTTTATCATTTTTAGTGTTTTGCTCATTCAACCCTCCTTTCGAAATATAACCAGCTTATTGGTGCCTGTCTGCGCTGCGCTTGCAGCACAAACGCAATCGTTAGCCCTTGCCCTGAAAAACCAGTTTGCGCATGTCCTCAAGGTGGTATTCAACCGCCGAGAGTTGCCCGGCGCTTCCCGTTCCTTCGCTCGGTCGATAGCCACACATCCAGAGATCATCCATCAGCTGTTGTACGGCCTTCGGTTCGAGCGAAAAAGCGGGGGTAACCATTTCCCCATCCGAGCGGCCTGTCATTACTACCGGTTCCGCACAGGAATAATGATCCCCGCGAGGCAGGATCAGTGCTATATCGACTCTCTTACTCCACGGGTATAACTGCGCTCTTGCTTCCAGCATAGCCAGTTCCTTTCTGCCCCCGGTGAGGGGCTAACCAAAAGATCCAGTCGGACCGAATGACCGTCTGCTGGTCTCGTTTGTCTCAGCGGTTCGCGGTCAGTTCGTCGCGGTCCGCTGATCAAAAGCGTTATGCTCACCACTCAGGATTACAGCCCTTTGACCGCAAATCCCGCCTCATGGTTTCCATTGCCGCGTCTATCGCCGCCCTCACCGACGCTTGCCAGTGATTAGGGACGTTCGCGGCGCGGACACCGGCTTTCAGGTTCACCAATAATTTTTGGTGGCGAGAGATAAAATCAAGTCGGGCCGTGTCGCTATTTACCGGGGCATGACTCCCATCGTTCAGGATGCCGGGGAATCGCATAACAAGCGCATCGACCTGTCTCGGTTCATCTTTCTCTTTATCCATCGTTCTCTCCTTCGCCGCGCAGGTCATGCACGGCCACGTTATATTACTCCGCCACTTCTTCTAGGATTGCAGCAGAAACACCGGCATAAGTAAATGACGGTTGCACCGGAATATTCCCCTGAGCCAATTCAAGCACGCGGCTTGCTGCTCGCCTCAATCCTGCGTTGTATGCAGCGTTAAACACCATGCGTATGTCCGCAGATATCAAATCGTGAGGGTTTCTATCAACTTCATCCACCAATGATTCTCGTAATTCCACTCTAGTCATAATGTTACCTCCCGTAATATAACCCCGCTTTGGAAGCGGTCTCAGCTACGCTACGCCGTTCAAAGCGAAGCCGTTATCCCTTCGCCTCGACCATCCGCTTGATGGCGGCAATGGTTCTTTCGGCGTGATCGGCGCGGGTTTTCTCCCGGTCGATCGCGTCTAGCATGTCGTTGTGAAGTCTGGCGAGTAATAGCCTGTATTCCGATTCCGGCGTACACCTTTCGGCAATGTCGCAGCGTTCTTTGAAGCCTGCTAAGTCTTTAGTCATGTCAACCTCCTAACCGTCTTACTGCATCCTGAAAAGATAATCCGTCTCTCACCATGAGAATATCGATTGGGTCAAATTTCTTGTCGCAGGGAAAACATGACGCTTTGTTTTTCCCCTTCCATAATTTCAGGCTCGGCTTTTGGTCGGGATGACAAAAAGCAACGGCTGAACCTGTTCGATCAAAATCAATCAATTCTGTTATGGGGTAGTCCTTCGCCCTGGCAACCATATCATCGGTGATTGCCCCGCGCCGCTCAATCCCTCTTTCGGCGTCTTTAAGTGACTGTATTGCCCGTTGCATCTTCTCGTTTTCAGCCGTCAATTTCTCTGTGATTATATCATAATATTCCAATGTAACTAATGGAATAATCAAGTTTTCCACGTTTGGGATCATGTTTTCATTGGTCTTGATCCTGTCGTTCAAATAACGCATCCTCATCCAGACTGCCGACCGGGGCGGTATGTCAAACTGACTCGCCATGTCGATAATCCGAGGGTAGCGTTCAGCCTTCCACTGATAGTTGATTTCGCTTTGAAGTATTTTGTTCATACCGCCTCTTAATCTCCTGGTTGCGTATCCATCCCAAAACCTCCGGCCCTGGCTTTGATGGAGTCGTGCAAATACCAACCGGCTTCACTCCAAATTTTGAGCGGTACTTGTGGAATATCCACCCTTCCTTGTACCCTTTTTCTTTGGCGTAGCCTTGGAGCTGGGAGTGCCAGTGTTCTTTTTCGAGCTTCGAAGCCTTAACTTTGACTTCCTTGGTCTTAAAACAGACCTCCCCTAATTCTCCATCGATGTATTCGACATCTTTGCCAAGCTGTTCAGCGGTGGGGATATTGCCGCAGGACGGGCATTTAAGCTGTTTCGTGTAGACGCAATGGCACTTTGGACACTTGATCGGCTTCTTGTTTGACTTCTTGCGCTCTTCGTTCTTTTCGTTGGCCGCAACTTTCGTCACGTCCAGGCTCCATTCCGTTATTTCGTGAACTGGTCCATGCTCGAAGCAACATCCCGCGTGATCTATCAAAACCATATCCTCTTTCCACTTCGCCGGTCGCATCCCCCTCCCGACCATTTGCATGTAAAGCGAAAGTGATTTTGTCGGACGAGCCAAAATGACGCAAGCGATATCAGGGATGTCTACCCCCTCGGTAAAGACAGCGCAGTTTGTCAGGATACGAACATCCCCGAAACGATACCGCGCTAGAATGTCGTGTCGCTCTTCCTTGTCCGTTGTGCCGTCGATATGCTCCGCTGGTATGCCTGACTCCCTGAACGCCTCACAGACGGCTACGGAGTGCGCCACGGTGGTAGTAAAGCAGATTGTTTGCCGACCTTCGCCGTATTTTATCCAGTTCGTGACAACATCCCCGACGAGTTGACCGTCCATCATCTTCTCGCTGAGCTGCTTTTCGTCATAATCCCCGGCTTTCATCTTCACGCCTTTGAGGTCCGGAGTAGACGGGGCAAAATAGCGAATCGGCACAATAAACCCTTGATCGGTCAAGTTTTGGATCGTCTCGACCACAATCAGCGATTCAAAGAAGTTTCCAAGCCCTAAGCCGGTCTTTCTGCAAGGTGTCGCCGTGAACCCTACCACCAGATTTTTTTTGAAGTAGTCGATCACCTTCAAATACTCGGCGCTGACAGCGTGATGTGCTTCGTCAACGACAATTATATCCGCCTGATTGTATTCCTTCTGCTTTATCCGTCTCGCCAAGGTCTGAATCGTTGCCACCGAGACATTGTGCCGTGAGTCGTGAATCTCCCCCGCCATAATGACACCGTTCTTCACCAGCATGTTCTCCAGGTGGGTAGCGACCTGTTCAACAATCTCTCTCCTGTGGACAAGAAATAAAACTTCACTCCCCTTCAAGGAGGCTCTTCGGATCATCTCGGAAAGAATCACTCCTTTGCCGCTGCCCGTTGGAGAGCAAACAAGGATATGACGATGACCTTTTTTATACTCTGATGATATGGATTCGAGTGCTGAAAGTTGATAATTTCGGAGTTCCATTTATGCCTCAAAATCACCCTAAGGTTTTAAGGTTTTATGTAGTTTGTAACTGTGGTGTTACAAAACGCCTACAAAACTTCTACAACTCATCTACAATTGTAGGTACTATTGTAAGGTGCGGAATCTTCTTTTTTCCATAGCGGTTATTGACTGCATCGCGTCTCTTTTTGGATAGTTGAACAATTCGGTCAAGTTCTTTTTCTGCCCTGCTGTTGTAATATTTTCCTTCATGCAAAACAAAGAAGGTTTGAAGAACAAATCGGGTCGATTTCTCTTCGTTTTTTGTAGAGCATCGGCATATCCGATAAATCATTTTCATGTCTGCCGGTATCGCTTCCATAGAGCAATAATAGTGGGCAAGGAGAAGGATATACGCTCCATGTTGTTCTGGTGACAAGTGTGACGTGTCACGGAGATAATCCCCCCAATAAAACGCCGTCCAAATGTTTTTGCCGCTCATTCTGTTGGCTCCAGGCGCTTGCCCCGCCAGAAATAGAAAAACCCTTGAGATCAAGGTGATGACGCACCAAGATACAAGGGCTTTTCCATACTCTTTAGCTATTCAATTGATATTAACCCGTCCGTCATAACGTGTCAATATCGTCTTTGGTTAACCGTTCAGCGTAGCACATTCAAAACACGACACAACAATGACAAAAGTTGCTTTCTTAGTCAATAGAAAAATGGAGAATTATTTGCAACTTTCGTTTATTTCTTCAACCACTTCAGGTTGAGCAGATTGCGGATCGCCATTGCCCCGGAATGCCCCAACTCCGTCTTGAAGTCGGACAGCTTGCCACCGGAATAGGTCACGTCCAGGGCGGCTTGCATGGCCTCTCCTGCCTCTTCGCAGAGTATCCCGGCACAGTGGACAATATCCGTGGGGAAAATGGGATGCTTGATCTTCGCCTTGTCGAGTTCGCTGAGAAGGAAGTCGATGGCTTCTTGTTCGTCCGGGGTGATGATTCGCTTCATGTCAACTCCTCGGCTTTGGCGCGGATACGATTCGCAATCCTCAACCGGATAGAATGCCGTGAATGGATTTGTGGTGTAGAGGATGATCCCTCTTGCGCCATCTCTGCCGCCGCCAGCATCCCGGCCTTAAATATTTCCCTGTCTCGGTGGACAAGAACCTTTAGTCGGCTAGATGGAGACACCCCGTCGATCCTTTTTAATGCGTCCTCAAATTCACTCATCCTCTTCCTCCTTCCCATCACCCATGATCGAGACGACCATGGCGAACCAACAGCAAACGGCTAAATTCCAAAGGTATCGCATGTCACTCCTTCCACAGCAATTCGGTGAAATCTCGCTGCGGCCTACAGGTTTCCCGCTGTCTCATGATATCGGCGCAGACATCCTCGAATAACGGATGATCGCGCTGGTAGGTCGCCACTTGTTCCATAATCCGCGCCCTTGACAGCTCTTCCCCACGCAGACAGGCGGCGGTCATAGCCTTGCGCGACTCCATTGTAGACACGCCCATCATGGCGGTGTCCTCCTTCTTTTTCACATGCTTGCGGGAGAGAGATTCGGCGGTGACGGGGATCACCACGTCATGAGCCTTGGCGAGTTGAGAAATGAAAGTCCGGTGACAGCCGTACTCTTCGGCTATCTGCTTCGTGTTCATCCCGGCTTCGATGCAGGCCAAAAGTGCTTGTTTCGCACTGCCGTGAGCCTTGGTCATCTTGTCGACGGGTTTCATTTCATCCTCCGCAACGCTTCAGGCACGATAACGTGGTATATTTCAGGGTAAATCTCCCGGCAGATGTCAATGAACGTGCGCTCAAACGAGCCGTTGTCAACCTGCGGTTTTTCCTCTTTCAGTTTGGCGCTGAGTTCTGCTTGAAGTTTGCCGATTTGCCGCCCCTTGGTGCGATAGGCGCTTTCGGCCCTCGATAACCATCCCCGGTCGGAGTAGACTTGCTCGGCGGCGGCTCGGCGTTTGGCTTCGTCCAGTTGCGTTTTGATGTTGTCGCGGTCGCGTTGCAGGGCTTCGAGTTCGTTTCTGATTTCTGCGCTGGTCATTGCATCCCCTTTGCGGCTTGTCTGCGGGCATTGTAGCGCCTGATGTTCTCCCATGACGGGTTATATTCGGGGCGCGTCTGGTTCTCCCCGGGCGTTCCCCGGCGAATCTGCAAGTTCAGTTTCTTCTCCCACGTCTTCACCCAATGAGGGGAAGTTTCCAGTTGACGGGCAGTGCCGGCAACAGACAGGTTCAGGAAAATGCAATGTTGCAGAGCGGCCCTGATGCTGCCGTAGCTGCGGCGGATTCGTTGTGCGGTGGTCATGTCAATCCTCCGTGATGAAGTCCATGGTAGCGTAAGGGTAAGCGACAGCAAGAAGCCGGTTCGCCTGTTCGATTTTGTATCTCAAATCCGCGTTCTTGTCGGTCAACCCCTGAATCACCCGCGCTTGTTCCGCGGTGGTCAATCTCATGCTGACCGATGCGCGTTCCGCCCTGTACCATAAAACCGGCGATACGGCTCCAAGGCAGGCAAGGATAACAATGAGCCAGAGAACGACGCTTAAAATCAAGTCTTGGCGCTTGGTGGTGATTTCGTTCATGTGTTTCCTCCTTTTTTCATTTCATATTTCGTGGTAGTCACCGCCACCAGCCCCAACTCTGTGAGAACACGCGGCCCAAGGTTTCGCCGTCCGTGGTAGACATCGTTGATATATGCCCTGCTGACGCCGACCAACTCGGCAAAGGGTGCCTGCCCTCCGGCTTTACTGACGGCCCTTTTTAATAAAACCCGCGCCTCATTTTCGGTCATGCCTTGTTCCCTTTCCGCTGGTTTCTTGCGGCTATGTGCGCTTTGTGCAATTTCAATATCGCGGACGCCGTTGCGTTTGGTAAAGACAAAAACTGATTGGGGTTAATGTCATCATCTCCCATCAAAAGCTGTGACAATTCGCGCACCAAATAAAAATCAACTTTTTCCCTGTCGGCTTTTTTGTTGAAAAGAAGAAATGGCGCATCACCGATGTTCAACGATCCCGCGTGGTAGTCGCCGGTGTTCCCGTTGCCGGTGTTCCCGTTGCCGGTGTTCCAGTCGCCGGTGTTCCAGTCGCCGGTGTTCCCGTTGCCGGTGTTCCAGTCGCCGGTGTTCCAGTCGCCGGTGTTCCAGTCGCCGGTGTTCCTGTCGCCGGTGTTCCAGTCGCCGGTGTTCCCGTTGCCGGTGTTCCAGTCGCCGGTGTTCCTGTTGCCGGTGTTCCTGTTGCCGGTGTTCCTGTCGCCGGTGTTCCTGTTGCCGGTGTTCCAGTCGCCGGTGTTCCTGTCGCCGGTGTTCCAGTTGCCGGTGTTCCTGTTGCCGGTGTTCCTGTTGCCGTCAATTTTTATCTCCGAAACAAGGCGGATAAAACGCGCCACATGCTTCAAGTCTGCGCCCGGTCCCGTTGACACCAAAACTTCTTTTGCTTCGACGTGGAACAACCGGCCATTACCGTAATAGCACCATGGGCCGGAGGGATATTCACAGAAATGAAATCCAGAATTGCAAAGTGATAATTCGCCTTGGTGTTCGTACCAGACGTCAAGCTCAAACTGAAATCCTCTGCACTTCATATCGTCGTCGGTGGCTTTGTAACCCTTGATGATCTTGTCCTTGTCAGTCAGCATTTCTCTCTCCTCGGTAAGTTATTGTGACATATTTGGCTTACAATCTACGCCAAAGAAAAGAGGATGTCAACCCCTTTTCTTCTGTTATTTCTTCTCCCATGTTGGCGTCATGCCGTGCGCGAGCAAAAGCTGTTTCGCTTCTTCGGCCAGATCCCATTCCGTGACGTTGTAGTGCTTTTCAAAGGTGATCCTGCCCCGGTGAACGGCAAAGGGGCCGTCCTGATGATGGATTTTGCACAGACCTGTTTTTGGCGCGTATTTGCGCTTCCCGCCGCACCGTCGAACATGATGGATATTCGCAGGCGTGATGCCGTAACCTAGTCGCCGGCAGATTTGGCAACCGTGGGAGGCAATGAGATTGTTTTCGCGCTCTTCGGCGGTCATGGTTCATGCTCATAGTCATGGCACTTCTCGCAAAGAATCTCCAAACGCGACGGGTCGCATAACAGGTGACGGCGGATATATTCGATGATCTTGTCCCACTCTATACCGTCGAGATGATGCACCTCGGTCTTGACTTCGCGCCCCTTGGCACGGCTCCCCTTTTTGCCGCAGGTCTGGCAAGTATTCGCGTCACGCTTGACGGCGGCGCTGCGCTCCCGGCTGTGGAGAAAAAGCCTATGCAGTGCTGACTTTATTTGACTATTTGGTGTTATGCTCTTTTTTTTCACAACGCCTCCTGTTTTTCGCTCCCTCTACTGCCATTTTAGGGGACATCCCCCATTGTTTTATTCTTCTTGCCAAAGCATAAACAGGGACCCCCGTCTTTTCTGCGAGAGCCGATAAGCAAATAACCTCTCCCTCATATTCAACTACATAATTATTACTTCTGTTGCGCATATTTTCAGTTTTAGTCACCCATTTGCAATTTTCTTGGCAATAATTCCCGTCCCTGTCGGTTCTGTCAAGTTGGAGGCGGTCAGGCGCATGGCCCATATCTTCTAAAAAATTTGCAAATTTCCCCCATCTTTCACAAACAGTGATACCCCTCCCTCCGTAATAATGGTAATGCTCATGCTTTGGGTTCCCGCAGCGTTGGCGCATAGTTGACCATACATGGTAAGTTCTTGAGCTTGTCCCCCCATGTGTCTTGCTGTGCAATCTTTTTACATCTTCAAGCAAGCATCCGCACGACCTTGTGTGGCCTGATCTTAAATTATTTGTTTGGACTATTTTTGTCTTCCCGCAGTCACACAAACACTCCCACTTAACAGAGCGCCCAGAACTATGCCATTTCAGAACGGTTAACCGCCCGTACCTGTGACCAGTAATATCTAGTGTTTGTGGTTTCAATTCTGCTCTCCTGTTCGTGATAAAGTTATCTAACTATATCACTGTTGGAAACTATCGCAAGTAAAAAAACACAAACGATGGAGAGCTGATTTTATCTGGCCGTTCGTGGTGATCGGTTTCCGGTTTCTTTTCACGCCGTCACCTCCATCTTGTAGGAAGACCATTATGGTTAAATATCCTCCTCAACGATTCGCGCCGCGCGTGCAATCGCCGCCAGTCTCTTTCTCCGGCAGCGGTCTATCTGGATGTCGATCTGTAACAGGCGGCGTAGGCGTTCACGGTCGATGGTCATTTATTTCTCCTATCCGAAATTTAAAACGCGTTGCACCATATCGTCTACGTCTTCTCTGGTATACTTGGTTAAAATGTGCTTCAAGATAACGGTTATCGTGTTCTGGTAGAGGGCTTCAAATTCATCTTCTGACATCTTGGCGAAACTGATACTTTTGGCTTCAATGCGCGTTGAACCGTCCACCCTGACCACTACCTTGTAATAACCCGCCATGATGGTCAAGTCTTCGCGGAAGCGGTCAAAGTTCTTTTCTGGTGCGCCGTGCTTGCTGGTAACTTCGCCAGGTTCCCACATTTCGTAGGTCGTGTTGAGGAGAGCAAAGTATTTCCTCATGAACGCCGGATTGCGGGCCTTGACAAACGAGCCGTGCAGGATCGAGCCGAGTTTCACCTTGGACAGATAGTCGGCGGTGGTCTGGTCAGCGGGGGCAAGGCCGGCCATTGTCTTTGTCAGGAGAAGGTCACTCACAACGCTTCTGCCTTGGCTTTGATTAATTCCGCTATCGCTGTGCGGATTGAATGCCTGCTGTTTGGCTCAGGCGTTTTAGATGCTCCGACTCTGGCCATCTCCGCCGCCGCAAGCATGCCAGCCTTGAATCCTTGCAGCGCGAATCCCCTGACACTATCCACGCTGTCGTCGGGGATTCTCTGCCAAAACTTCTCAAACTCGTTCATGTCGTTACTCCTTGGCGATGGGGACAAACGGCATTCTTTCTCATGTGCCACCGCCTCTTTTAATGTTTTGTCGTCAGCAAAATCCCCATCGTAAGGGAACTTCTTGCGGCAGAACGAACAAAATAAACCGTTTTTCTCTTTATCCATGTCTCTCCTCCCCTATGTGATTAATAGTTGACCGTGACGTTCTTGATCTTCCCAGTCGCAATGAGGACAATAAGGGCTTTAGCGTTGTCCTCGCTCAATCCTTCGGCCACAAAAGAGGCAACGGCTTCATTGTTGATCTTGCGCTGGTGCGTTTTGTTGGCGGCTTGTTTTTCTTCGTCAAACTTCTTCTGTTGTTCGGCGGCGATGCGGATGGATTCGGCCTTGGCGGCGTCGGCCTTGGCGCGATCTTCAGCTTCTTTGACGGCCATAGCCTTTTCAGCTTCGGCGCGTTGCTCGGCAATGATGCGGTTCGCTTCCGCCTTAGCTTCTGCGTCTGCCGCTGCCTGCTTCTGGCGCTCAGCTTCGACCTTGGCGGCAATCTCCCGTGCCTCGGCTTCGGCAATCTTTTGGCGGGCGGCTTCTTCGGCGGCGAGACGCGCTTTCTCTTCGGCGGCCTTGATGCGCTGTTCTTCTTCTTCCTTCTGGATACGCTCGGTTTCAAGTCGGGCGGCTTCCTTCTGCTCCGCTTCTTTTCTCGCCAGACGTTCCGCCTCGATGCGGTTTAATTCCGCTTCTTTGGCTTCCAGTTCCTTGAGGCGGAGGAAAATAGCGTGGTCAGCGTGTGCGGCGGTTTCGTCGGCCAGTAACTTCAATTCCTGGCGTTCCTTTTCGGCTCTGGCTTCTTCGGCCTCCTCCCAATCGGTCAGGGGCTTGCGGGTTTCGTCGCGGAGTTCGTCCAGTGTGTCACGCACGATCTTGCGGGCGGCGTCCACCTTGGCAGATTTCTGCTTCCACTCACTCACGAGGTCTTTACCGGCTTCGTCCAGTTTCACCTTGGCAGAACTGACTTTAGCAGAGAGGGAGGCTATGGCCTTGCGCCCCTTGACCGTGGACAGGTCAGGCGTGTGCTTGGCAACCTCGGCCTTGATCTGCGAGATAATCTTGTCGACGCCGTTCTCCCCGGTGAAAATGGCGAGGGCGCTTTCCTTGGTGACGTTGATAAGCTCGGTGCTGATTTCCTTTGTCTCTTCCATTTCAGTTCTCCATTGAAAAAGGTTATTGGATTCGATCTGTGCGCCCACCATGCCGCAGGACTTCCCCGTCCTTACCGATGGACACGTCTGCATCACTTCTCTGGTGCAGGGCTTGTTTTACGGCCTTCTCTGCGTTGCCACGATAAGCGTCAAATTCCCGTTGCAGGGCGTCGTATTTTTCTTTCCACTCCCGATCTACGCTGTTTATCAGGTCACTAGCCGGGGGGGGAGTAAAACGCCATGCCGTAGTTTTCGTGACCGACCATCACGCTTTCCGCAATCGACGTGACTTCGTTGGGGGAAAGTTTAAGTTCTGGTTCGCACGCTTCTGCTCCGAGAGATACACATTCTTCCCAGTAATCAAGCTGTGTCATGTGATTTTTTCTCCTTGTTCCATGCGGTGCTTTTACATTTCGGGCATTGAACGGGTTTCTTTGTTCTCGGCCACCACCTGTGACCACAACGCAAGCAGGTTTTAATTGTCATTTCTTCCTCCTTTCTTTCTTGTAATTCTAGATTATCATAATCAAGGTGTCAACCAACAAAATGCACAATCTTGAAAATAAAAAAGGACCGCCGGAGCAGTCCCTTTTCTGTGCCTTGGTGCTGTTATTTTTTGACTGCGGCGGCGAGATCGGAAATCATTCTTTCAACTTCTTTGTCAAACGCGAACACAGCCTTTTCCATCTCTTCGATTGCGGCGTTGTCGCGATGCATTCGGATGATGAAAAGTTGCATCTCTTCCGGCAAGCGCGGATCGTAAGAACAAAAATCGACCCATTGACGGCCAGAACACGATAACTGACAGGTCATTTGTTTGACGTATTCGGTCGGAACAACCCCGTTGAGAATGTAATCAATGTGCGTGGCGCTGTTTGGGCATTTGATTTCGACCATGCCATCATCCCCGCAAAGCCCGTCGGGACTACAGCCAAAGTTTGGAATATAGGGATGGTTGATAAATCCGATCTGCTCGACCGTGTTGCCTGAAATGAACTCGTAGCACTCACGGGCAAAGGGTTCCAGGTCGGTGCCGCGCTGCATGGCGGCGTTGGTATAGGTTTCCTCCCGTTGGCCGGTGAGACGCTCACAAACGAGCTGTGCGCGGTAATTCCGATAGCCTGCCAACTTCGGTCCCTTCATCACGTCTTCGACCTTTGAGGCCGTAATTTTGCCAAGTCTCAAATTATGCCAAGCTTCCGATCCTTGTTCAATATTTTGGTATTCTTGTGCATCCATTCTTTGGGCTCCATTTCTTGTTTCTTCTTTTGTCTTCCCAACCCCACATCCATTTATGTATTGTTTGAACCGTAACACCGAATCTTATTGCAGCCGCTTCTGCTGAAGTAAATATTTCTCCGTTTATATTCCAGTCATACGATTTTTTTTTATTCCTTTGTTGTTCTGATCTGGTTGCCCACCTGCAATTATCTGGTTCATATCCTTTTGTTGTGTCAATTCTGTCAAGAGACGTGTTTTGTGGACGGTCCCCCATATCAGTATAAAATTGTTCAAACGAATCAGCCCATCGATTGCAGAAAGTTATCCCTGCGCCTCCGTACTTCGGGTAGTCTTTAGACGTTTTGCAAGTACATCTGTTTTTAGCTGAAGCCCAAGACTCATATGTTCTTGTATACCTCATTCCGTGACTCAAATTCGGCTTATTCTCAAAAGATAAACATCCACACGATAAAACTCTCCCGTGCTTTAAGCGGGACCACATCTTAATTGTTGTGGTCCCGCAATCGCACTTACACTCAACCATCAAGTGCTTGTCTTTTGATCTGGTAGGATGTTCTTTCAAAACCGTGAGCCGTCCAAATTTAGTGTTGGCTGGTATCTTCAAAATTAACCTCCGTTTATTTATTGGTACGCTAAACGGTTTTCAGATGCTAGTCAACAAAAAACTAACAGCGAACCATCACTTCCCCCTCTTCTTTTCGAGCATGGCGACTACTTCGCCAATTTTATCCTTCGGGATACTGGCGACATTGGCAACCTTGAAATAAGTGCAAAGACCGGCTTCGTTCGCCTTGACCTCGTTGATAAGGCCGAGGATGTCCATGACCTGGCTTTCGGTAATCAGCTCGATTTCAGGCTCGGCTTTCCCCGCCGCTTTTCCGTCGTCATCTTGATCCTGAGCCGCAAGTCCGGTGATCGCCAGAAGCGTGTACCGCTCAAGATAAGTGACCGTTGAGGATACCTGTTGAATCAGGTTCTTCTTGCCGCTGTCGTCCTTACCTGCCGACATGGTGACCTGCGTTGAATGCCCCATGCTGTGCGTCAGCCGGCACGTTACGGTGATCTCTTGGCCGGATTGGTTCACGTCCCACGAATGAGACAGGCCGTACTTTGACATTATCGGGATAATGCTCTGAATGATGTTGCCGATGGTGGCGTGCGTGTAGCCGGTAAAACTGCCGTCCTTGTTGGTGTAACCGACCTTTTTATCCTTGGTGATGATGATAGTTTCCGCCTTGAAGTCGGCCACGGCTTGATGATATGCCTTTTTCGCTTCGTTCTCCTCCCAACGCAGTTGCAACGCAAAAAGCTGCTCCATCTTCTCTATGCTGGCGTCCGATGCCTGCGCCCTGGCAATCAAGTCCATCGGCGTCACGGTCGCCATTTTCTTCTCTTCGCTGATAACTTCGATCTCCTTCATGTCTCTTTCCTCCGATTAAATAGGGGGCTAATATCCCTTGCGGGGAGCTACGATGCTGGACCCTCCAGCACCGGCCCTGAGTTTTGGCAATTCCCACTCACCGCTTTCGATTTTCTTGGTAGCGACTTCTCGGCATTTATCGCTACAGGTGCTTATCATGTCTTGAGGGCAGGTTTCTTCGTGGGCAATACTTCCGTAGTTTCGCCAGTTGCCATCCCAAAAATCGACCTTTCCGCAAGCGTCACACGTCCACTGTTGCCGGGGTTTTGCAGATGTAGACATTACCCCTCCCTGATCGTCTGTGCCAGTCGCGTGAAGGTCGGGATCATGGCGCGGAGTTCGGTAATCGTTGAGGCCCACTTGAGGCCGTCCGCAATGTCGAGCTCCATTGCCAAGTCGCCCAGGGTGTCGGCTATCGTGTCGGCTTTGTCGGCGATGAGGGCAGCAGGAAGCGGTCCTTCCGGCTTCGTCTCTTTGTTTGGCTGCTGGAATGTAAACGCTTCGATAATCTCAGCCGCCAGAGCTGCCGCCGACGCATTGCTGACACATTTTCCGAGCCCGTAGGCTTTGATGTATTCAGCGACGGCAAAGATAGCGGTATCGTGTTCTGAGACTTCGTTCGTCTCTGTTGCTATCTGGCACGCATGACACCGGCAGGGATTGTCGGCAACCGGCTTTTCTTGGTCGGTCGGCTCGAACCGTGAGCAGAAGTTTGCGGCGGCACTCAAAAGCACCTTGCAATGACTCGGCTCGGAATCAGTCCACGATTCGCATTGTTTGTTTCCGCACTTCATTCTTGTCGTCTCCTCGTTAATGGTTCAGCGCAACTCTTCCGGTTTCATTCCGGTCGCCTTGGCGATTGCCTTAGCAGTGACGGCCGAGACAGCCTTTCCCTTTTGTGCGCTCCAGACTGTGCGAATTGAAAGCCCTGACTTGATAGCAAGAGCCTCTTGTGTGAACGCCTTGGCATCCATGACCTCGGCAAGTTTTGATAATTTCGGCATTGCAAAATCACCTCCTTTCTTGCAAATGACTGTACGCAAGTTTTATGCAACAATCAAGAAAATAATACGCAACAAAGAAAATAAAAAAGGGACGCTCGAAAGCATCCCTTGGTACTGTGCAGCTCATGGTTGGTCAAGCTGCCATATAGCAGCACTTCTTGAATTTTACGCCACTCCCGCAAGGGCAAGGCTCATTCCTGCCGGTTTTCGGTCGAGCGGCTTGATACGGCACTTCCCTGTAAAGTCTGCGGCTTTCCGGGTTTCTACCTATCCGGTATTCCATCTCTTGAACGGACATCACTTCACCTGTATTGCAATTCATCGCCAAACCTCCTCAGTCATTTCTTGCAATACTCGCATTCGCCCACATGGCGGATGTTTCAAGTTCTGTCATGGCGACCGACCGCTCGCGGCTGGCGGGGCAAAGCTCCTGAATGAGATAGGCGAGTTCTTTTGCCTTCTCTCTGAGCGCGTGGTACTTTTCTGTCTGCCCTTCTTTCGGCGCGTGATACTTGAAATTGTTTTCGATGATCGCGTCACTCATTTCTCTGTCTCCCGTTAGTTGTTGATGTTGAACTGTGCAGCGACCGGGGCAGCGGTATCGACTCACCCCGGCCACTGCACACGGTTAATTCGTTGGCATTTCAATCCATCCACTTGAAGGGCCAATTCTCCGCCCGTTGCGCTTGAGATACCGCTGTTCAAACTCTCCCATGCCGACGATAATCTGTGACGGAGTAGTTCGTTCAACACGGCGCGGATTGCTTTTGAAGTGGCAACCGGCAATTAGAATATCGTCACCGGCTTTCAAATTGGATAACCAGGATGTCATTTCTTCGGTCATGGCAGCGGCCCGTACCACGCGGCGAAATAGGCACAGGCCGTGACGATAATGGCGACGATGATAAGGGCGCGTTCGTCGTTTTGCTTGCGATTGGAGTGCTTCAGGTCGTTCATGTGGCCCCCTTGCACTTGGAGATAAAATTATGTGCATTACAGTTATGGCACCGGCAAGCTTCATCTTTGCAGTGCATGGCGGCAAAGGGCGAGAGGAGCGTTATTAACGTGTCTCGTTGCCGGCGAAAATCCTCAGCGCGTTCCCAGTTGCCATTTTTCTGTTTGCGTTGCAGCTGGCAATCATCTTGTTCTCCCCTCAAGGGGCCTTCGTATAGATCGATTTGTCCACGCAACTTTTCAGGATCCTCGATACCGGCACAGGCATTGACACAGGCGACGATACGCATAGCATTTGCGTCATCCGTTGCACATGATGCTGCCATATTGGCTATTCGTGGATATGTGTCCCCGCACGCCCTCATTCCTCGTTCTTTTTTCACTGCCTCAATCGTGACACGCGAACCCCTTGCAACAGCCTCCCACGGCTCCTCTGTATGTTTCATCCCTCTTCCCCTTTCGCTTTTTCCCGCTCAATGGCGGCAATAATCAGCTCTTCAACGCCGTCAATCTCTCCGATGATCGGCCAGATGTCGCGGCCTTCTTCAATTCTCAGGGCGCAAATTTCAAAGCTGCCGGGGTAACTATTCGACGGTTCCGGTGGTTCGCCGTCAATTTCGGCTTCCAGCTTGACACCGTTGAGGATGATGTCGATTTTGGTGGTCATGGCGTTACCTCTTCTTTCGCTTCAAACTTGCATCCCAGCTTTTGCCCGTAGAGACATTGGAGGCAAGGCGCTGTTTCGTCAATCGGACCTTCGTAATATTTACAGTCACAACAGAAATGATTGGCGTGGCTGTGATCGTCGGTCAGTGCATATTCGTTTGCTTTTCCGCAGGCCATTTTCCTCTTTCCTCCCTTTGCCCCGTTACAGCGTCGGCGGGGGTTATGCCCTAACCATCTCACCTTTGCCAAGATACCGCATATCATCCCATTTACAGCCGTGGTTCATCGTGTCGCTGCAAGCGGTGTAGATACGTTTCTCTCCGTCAATAAGCGCCCGTAACCCGTTGTCGCGATTAAGACAAATTTTTTGTTTTTCGGAATACCAGAAATGTTTCATCATCTCTTCCTCCTACTTCCCGATTGCCAGCGATTGCGGGTTAGCGCAACTCTTCGATTCTCTTCCCCGTCGCCTTACAGATAGCGCGGGCCGTGGATGCGGAGACGGATTCCCCCGCCTTGGCGTTGCCGATGGTGCGAATGACCAGCCGCGTTTTCTTGGCGAGGCTGGCGTTTGTCCATCCCTGTTCTTTCATTACAGCTTTCAGTTGATTCAACTCTGGCATTGAGCGTTCACCTCCTTCCTTGGCGATAACTATATTCCCTGCTAGGCAAATTTGCAATAGCAAAAATTGGGCATATTTGTTTTTTTTCTTTTCCGATTTGACAACCTGCTGATTTAACTTACAATTTATGGTTGACCTCGTTTGGTACTTTGGTTATAGTGGGGGTGCGACGGAAGACATAACCCCATTGAGGTACTTTTGACCATGAACTACATAAACCAATTTACGCCCGCCCCTCCTTGTGGTTGTCTTTCGTCGCTGAAAAACAATTTCATGGTTCAGGCGGGTTTATTTATTTAAGCGGCTTCGGTTGTCCTTCAGGATGATCGAAGCTTTTTTATTGCCTACGGTGCATTCACTCGAACCCACGGCGCCTTGAAAAAGGTCGATTGCGAGTGCGGTTAAAAATAATACCGCTTCACCTAAGATGTCGGGCGCTATAGATACACGAAAGCCGAGCGCCGATAGTTTCGTAGCCATGCGGGACGAACGGATAAACAGGGATACGTTGACAAGTAGTAACGTCGCTCCTCGCCAGAGAATAAACCGGCCCCTGATAAATCCGACATTGAAGATAGGGCTGTTTCGTATAGTCAATGGGCGTCAATAGACTACAGTGGCAGCCATGCCGTCAACATCGGGTGTCGTAGTACACCTAAATAAAGGAGAAAGAGAAATGGCTAAGAAATTTTGGTATGTCTACAATCCACACAGAAAAGCACCGACCCGCCAGCACGCAACCCTGGCGGATGCAATGAAAGAGGCGAATCGGCTTGCGCAGGAGGGAATAGGGATGTTTTATATACTTGAGGCGATAGGGATGGTTCAGTCGATACCGAAGGACGTTGTGATCGAAGTTACAACGCTAAAAGATTATTAAGATCCTGTCTTCACCAACAAGCGGTTAAGGGTAGAAACTAAACAAGGGAGACAGTATGTGGGCATTCATGAAGGCAATAAAGTTTGAAAATATGTCGGCTGGATTTGTAGGCTTTCAATCTCCAACAGTCGGAACGGGGCAACCTCAACGGTTTATTCCTGTTTTCGATGATTACAGAGACGCGGAGAAATTTGCCGGAGCTGACATTGATTTAATTGTTGAGCTGAAATTTAAGGATTAGGCTTGACATGCTATCAAACGACATAGCCCGCTGTAAGGGCTCAGGAAGCGACGAAGAAGGATGGCGGGAAGGCTGTGCTGATTGCCGGAGACGGACGGAGCCGGTAAGCGGTCCTTACGCGGTCAACATGGCTCCCCCGGCTATTATCGTCTTTGAATGCGAATATCGGATAGCGCCATAAAAGACGCCCCCGGTTCGGAGGGACCGGAGGCTAGAAGGAAAGAGACTTGATAGTCGCTTATTTTCGGGGAGGTGTCAAGACTCCTTGGCGAAAACGCCCGTCTTGTTAAACGCCCCGACCAACACGCCGATCACCTTTTCCAGCGCAGGCCAGAGGGTGACGGCCTTTTCGTGGCTCACCTCGATAATCCCGCGAATGGCGGCTAACTTCTGTTCCCCCTGCCCTTGACCGGGAATCGCCTCTTCAATGGCTTTCATGGCGGCAATGAGGGCGGGGATGATCTGCAAAATAGCGACGATAATAGCGATAGCTGCGCTCATTTTTTCAATCTCCTTTTGAGGTTGCGGATAAGTTTTGACAGCCAGACGTCAATGTCTAGCCGCCAAGTGTAGCCGAGTTTTAACGGCGGGATTTTCACCGTTTCGGATTAAGCGCCAACTTGTCAAGGAATCCAATCACCTTGGCGAGTATGGCGTCATCGTCGGGCGTCGGCGTTAACTTCACGATAACGCTGGCACAGGTAATGACACCGGAAACGGCAAGAGCTACGTCCTGCCAATGAGCTTTCAACCAGAACAAAATGTCAATCATGGTGTTCCTCCTAGATTATGCCGGCAACCGATACCCGCAGATTTTATATCCTGCAAGCCCGAAACTGCTGACTTTGACTTGATCGGCCTGATTCCCGCCCAATAGGAACACGCGGCCATTTTCCTCTTTTATCCAGAAAGCAACGTGATAACCGGACGCGCTGCCCGTGGACGGGTCTGAGCCGTTGTTCTTCTGTTTGATAACGCAAATGCAGCCGGCAACAGGCGGAATAATTCCCTTCCCCCATGCCAGCCAACTCTTCGCGGCGGCGCTGTTGGTGCCGGTCACTCCTGCTTGCGTCAGACACCAATTCACGAAAGAAGAGCACCAGGGGATTTCATCCTCTTTGCCTTTCAGTGTCGTGGTGGCGTGATACTCAATGATGCGCGGATTTTCCCCACCGCGAATCTCTTTTTGCCCGATTTCATTCATGGCATTTGCAAACCACTTGAACATAAATCCTCCTTAAATTCGCCCCAAACTTTCCCACTTCCGCCACGGCCAACGCCGCACGCATTCATGCGACACGCCGCAACAGCACTTGAACGTGTCGCCCACCTTGGCATTCTTTGGCCGGTAAATGTCGCAATCATGTCCAAACATGGTTATTCCTCCTTCTGGCATTTCTTATCAGCTCTTTGGGAATACTGACAATATCTCATTACCATGTCGCCGCCGCTGACCGTAGCCAAGTATTTGTCGCGGTACAGCGATAAAGGTAAGAAGCATCAAAAGCCCATTGTCCAATAGTGCAGGCTGTGGCAGCTGTAGCGGGGGCTGAGACGGGCTGGAGAAATACAGCAGCATCCCGAATCGCTCCCATCGTGGTATCGGTGCCACTGTCGATATCGACCTCGGTCGCGGCAGGGAGAATTAACCCACCAGATAAAAGGGTGAATCCAGCGGTCGTTATCTTGGCTATTTCGGTTCCTGTGGCTGTCGTTATGTTAGTGGCAGCATAAAATGAATGCTTAGTTGCGGCAACTCCTCCCCCAGTCCCGCCACCCCAACGTAGAGTGTTTTCCGTTGCGTTGTTTATGCTGTATAATGAAGTTGAAAAATTAGGGCTTGCGTTGTTATCGTAAGTCAAACTGCCAAGCATAAATGTTTTTTGCGTGTCGTCAGCTTCGGTGTTGGTTAAGACTAGCGTCGGGCTAAGAGAGTTCATGATTCTGCTCCCCCCTGTTCCAAGAGACTGCGCTCCTGATAAGAATCTACCGTCCCTGTGAATGTAAAATTTTAAGGCAGAACTAACTTTGTAACTTAAGTCCCCACTTGAATTGCGGGTAATTTCACTGTCCTTTAAAACTCCCCCCGTTGTGTCACTCCAAAAAGCAACGGCGTCCGCTGTGCTTGTTGCTGGGCCTGTAACATCTCCAGTCCCTCCGTCTCCCCAAGTGCCATTATCGGCTAGATACTTCGACCCGTCCCCAACATACCCGGTGCCGGGAGCCACATCGAGAGGAGAAAACCACGCTTCCCGGTTTGTCACGGTAACGCCTGACACGGTATTTCCCGTGGCTTCAATTGGCCCTACTGTGACATTGGCAGCAGTGGTCAGGGATATCCCATAAGTTTGCGAGGGGATTTCTCTAATCTCAAATTTGCTGATCTGGTAGCTGGCAGCAGACAAGTCAGCCGTGAATTGTGCCCGCAGCGTCCCTGCTGTCGTTGAAGTAATCGCCATGACTCTGCGGTATTCCGAATTGGCGTACAACCAAAACGAGCCCCGAATCTGTGTGGTTAAACTCGTCCCCCCGGAAATAGCTTTTGCGGTCGTTGAAATTGTTCCTGTGGCCGCCACTAGCACGGGGTTAAGTGTTCCGGAGTGCTCCGGTCTAACCATCATGTAATCAGGATCGACTTTTACCACCCATCCACGGAGATCATCAGCAGTTGTGTCGGCGTCAAGGTCTAAACATCCAACGCCAGTACAAAGATCGATTAAGGCTATTTTTTGCCCTGGGAAATATTCCTGAATGTTATCCGTGGCCACCTTAAATTCTGTGGCGGTTGTAAACGCTCCATTGTAAACCGAATAATCAACCGAGCCAAAATAACTATTCTGCACTTGCCGATCTGATGCGGTGACATTGGAAAGGATGATATCTGTCAAAACCGATCCACCCGCTTCATCCACGATCCCTCCCCGTAAAGCATCTGCAAGGCTGGTATCTTGCCCGTTATCACTTATGTCGGAATTGGATATGATAATGTTTCGCCCCTGCTTCATGCGGATACCGGGGCCGCCGTTGTACTTAATCGTCATGTTGGAAAGAACAGAACTGGCGTTGTCTGTGGTTAAGCCATTAGACGAAAAGCTTCCGATAGTGTCATAGTCATCCGTAAACCATAGCCCATAGATGGTATTGCCTAAAACCTTCACATTAGTCATATACAAGTTGGGACTGTCTACTCTTACTCCTCCCCCACAACGCTGAACGACTCCATTGGAAAAACGAGTATCACGGTTGAATGCTGAACCCATGATCTGGCCCGACCCATCTTCCCCGTAATATCGACCTGCCGACTGAAGAGTTATTCCCCATGAAGAAGTCAGAGTTTGCACAGAATTAACCTCGTAGCCACAATCTATATTGAAGCCAGTCAGTTCAAATAAATCATTGTCAGAAAGTTCAAGCGACGTTCCGGCATAACCTGTAATAGTCCAATTGTTCCCGGTGATTTTCGAGGTAAAAATCGACGCTCCCATATACCGCAATATATCGTCTGTCTTCTCCCTGATTTCCATGCCGTCAATATTCAAAGTCGAGTCATGTATTGTTAATGCAGATGTCCAATTTGGTACACCTGGGCTGGATTCCGGTACGCTTGCATCCCCGCTCATATTCAATATCTTCAAATTTTTAACTTGTACATTATCACTCAGGATAAACCAGCCAGCGCCAGGGGCATAAGGCCACCCTCCATTGTTGATGTCACTGGCTAAAAAGTTTTCCATAAGTCCGTTATCAAATTCGTACAGTCGAAAAGCTTGGTCGGACTCCGTGACTTTAATGTTCTTAAAAATTCCATTGCTTGAATATGCTGAATTGCTGCTATGAATCCCCGAATAAGCGCATTCAGTGATATCCAAATTCTCTAAATAAATATCCGTTGTGGTTATAAATATTCCTGCATAATATTTCCCGACTGCGTATGCGCCAAGAAGATTATCCCTGTTCCCATCCAATGTTAAATCTTTGACCAGAGATTTTTCTGCTCCGGTGTTAAATCGAAGTATCTGCTCATAGGTGGCTGAAATGTTGTCAGCTCTGAGTTTTAAAGTCGCGCCATTTTGTCCAATTAACACTATGGGAGCAGAAAAGGTGTGACCGTCAGTTAAAAACACTTTGTTCCCGTTGGCCAGAGGGCGGATAACAAGAGGAAGGTCGGCTGACTGTGCCGCTGCGATAGCATTACTGAGACAGGTTGTGTCGTTTGCTACGCCGTCTGCTGTGCAGCTGTATTGACGGATATCGATGCCACCAAGAGAGAGGCGAGTATCATCCCCCGCCGCGACTGTGCCGGTGGTGGTGCCGACATCGAGAGTGGCAGAGTCGCCCAAACCGATAGCATCCCGTGCCCCTGACGGATTCGTAACCGGGTTGAGGTTCCATCCCCCTTCCGTGGCGTCGTAATAGCCGTTTGCATCTGAGTCAGGGTTCCAGCGCCAGTCAAAGCCGGCGGCTTCACATGTGTTGCGGGTTTCGTAGGTCGCTTGTAGCACCGGAGGATTCTGCTCCATGTCCACGCAGTAGTTGTGACCGGCAAAGGCCAAGGTCGGAAGTAAAAGCAATACGAGTAAAAGCTGTTTCATTTAAAATTCTCCCCACGTCATATCGACGCCGCCAAAAGTCATTTGTACGCCGTCCCACGTCATGCCGAAAGCGCCGTTAATCACGAAAGGCAAGCTCCCGCCGCCGCGGCCGTGGCCAAAAGATAAATTCAGTCGGAATCTCATATCCGGTTCGCTCCACTGGCTCCGGCTCCTGAGACTTTGGCAAGGCAGGATTCCACTACATCCGCAACGTCTGATTCTTCTGCCCAGTCAAGGCGACGAAGAACATAGTCAATCGCCTCTCCTTTTTTCCCGGATGCGCTCAATGTCGTGGTGTCGTCCTTCTTTGCTTTGGCCGCTAACTCGTCAGCATAAGCGCATCCGTCATACGTTAATTCCCTGATTGTTCTTTGCTTGATAGAAAATTCTTCCGCTTCCCACTTCTGGCGCTCGGCAAATGCGGCGGAGGTCTTGGCGCGGAGATAATTGCAGGCGAAGTACACCAGAACGGCGACGACAAAAAAAACTGAGGTAACAACGAGGTAAATCATGGATTACTCCTCCCATTCGGGCGGGGAAAGTGCCGGCCTGTCAGGGTGCAAAATGTTGCACCGTGCATTCATCTGCATAAGAAAAACGTACAGCTTGTGGTTGTTTCGCTGGTTGCGTTCCTGCAAGTCGGTCGATCTCTTCGTGTCCTTCTTGATGTAGAAAACAAGGACAAGAAGAACGGCATTAAATGCCCACCATAGCCATTCTTGACCCGATCCCGGCATGTCTCACCTATTTCTTTTTCGGGGTGCCGTGGCACTTCTGTATGTCATTCTTGCCAATCGGCTTTGGGGCGGGTTTCGGTTTCTGCGTCGGGCGCTTCATCATGGCGTGGCTCCTTCTTCTTGATTTGTGTTTACTATCGCATTTCGAGTGCCAATTTTACCCGCCATCTTGACGGCGTTGGCATATTTGAGAAATTCAGGACTTGCCAGAAGTTTTGCGGCTTCTCGGCGTGGTACTCCGGCAACCGTGTAAAGCAACTCTCCAGCCATGCGCGGTGAACTCATTGCAGCAAACGCCAAAACGCTAGGAGAGATACCAGCGGCATATCCGGCTCCTGCTGTCCCCAGTACTCCCACCAAACCTTTCGGGGTGAATTGCTGCATGGTAAGACCGGCGATTTCAGGAGCTAAAGACCGTCCGGCGCGCTGCTCTATCTGGTTGAGAAGCTCACGGCGGAACTCGAAGTTTTCCCGATTGGTGGACAGAAGTTTTTTGATCGAGGTGTCCATCATCGCTTTGTTGCCAAGGCTTAAAGCGCGCTCTGCTTCGTTGATGAATCGGGTTGACTCTTCGTAGCCCTTGACCATCTTGGCATATTCAGGAACTTCGCGGACAATGTTGCTCTTGACAAAATTGGAAAGGTCGGTGGACATGCTGGCAATCGCCGGAGCGTTGGGATCGTAATAGTCCTGAATCCTGCGCTTCAATAAATCAAGACCGACCGGAGTGAAGTCGTCGGCTTGGCTCCCCCATTCATCAAAATCTTGGATGATCTTTGCGGCCTTGTTCCGTGCGGCGTCATCAGTTATCGATGAGCGGGAAAAATCAAGAGATACTTCCCCTGCGCTGTCCGTGACTCTGCGAATGTTAAATTTCTGCAAAGTCTGTTCAATCTTCGACTTAAACGGGGCGGGGTTGAGAGGTTTGTTGTTCTTCGCCACTTCTGCAAATTGGTTGGCGTATGTCACCCCTCTATCGGCTTTAACTTGGCCAAGGGCAGCGCGGGTATCAGCAAGTACTTTTTCCCCTACTCCCTCGCCGCCACGCATACCAGCGGCAAACCCTTTTTCTCCCTTGACCGCTTGCGCGATTGCTTCTGGCCCTGCGCCGGTCATCTTGCCAAGGACTTCCTTTCCAACATTGCCCACACCCTTCAATGCAAGTCCAGCGGCAGGGAAAATAGACTGCCCTGCCATTTCCATGTTTGCGCCGGTAACAAGATCATTTGCCGCTCCTTTGACGGCTTCCATTGGAGTTTGTACTGGTTCATCACTTAACAGCTGCTTCCCTTGCTGCGCTGCTCCGTAAAGCAATGATGCTCCGGCCAATGATCCAGCAGGGCCAGCAGGAGCGCCAAGAATACCACCTCCGATAAGTGCAGCGGCGTCCACTCCGTCACTCAATCCGTCCTTGATTGCACCACCGATTGCTTTAACGCCACCGTATGCCCCGTAAAGGTTCGGGTTGTCTCTTCCCCATTGCGGCACATCGTCAGCGGGCGGTGTGGTCGCTTGCGACTGGTCGGGAGTGTCAACGGCAATCAGCCCCCGCTTAACCGCTTCATCGAATAAGGCCCGTTTGTTTTCAGGCAATATCCCGCGCCGATGCGCTTCCTTTAAGAGTTCAATTTGATCGGCCATTACTTACCCCCAAGGGCTTTCAATAGGTCGGCATCGGAAAGTTTCTGGATGTTGTTCTGTAGATTATGTTGCTTTGCGTCAAGAGGAGGTTCGGCCCCCGTGACGGGGTCGAGGGCATCAATGTCAGCGCCGAGTCGTGTTAATATTTTCCGCGATTTTTCATTGAGTAGTCGGAAGTTTTTCGGCTCACCGAGTCCGCCTTCATATTGCGAGGTGAGAGCCTCCAGCCTCCCCCCTAGCAACTCAATGGCGGATTGGATGGCCTCTTTTTGCTGTGCCGGTGATCCGTTCGCGTCAAAGTTTGCCCGCCACGCTTTAATTTCTTGGTCGGTGGCTCCCATCCCTTTAAAGACGGACGCCAACTCTGATTCAACTGCGGTGGCGGCAACGTCTGCGCCTTTAACTCTCGGATCTCCGACCGCGCTGATCGTTGCGTTCGCGACCTGGTTCCATGTGGGATAATCACTATTTTCAAGGGCTGCAAGTTTTGTGGTGAGGGTGTCAAGGTGCCCGACTGCGGTATTTAGCCCCCTGATATTGACTGCGGCCTTCCCTGACGTAAAATCATTTTTCAATTTTTGCCGGACATTGTATTGCGTCGCGTCAAACTCAGGTTTCAATAGTGCTACGCGACCGAGGATATTCTGCCAGTAGGGTGTTTTGAGCGCCATCCCTGACGGGAGTTGCATTTCGTAGTTGGCAATCTTCTTGACAATGGCGGCGTCTCCCGGACTGATTCCCTGCATCGGGTCTGTTCCGGTCATCCCCACGACTGGACTTCCATCGTGACTTCCAGAAGTAACGGTCTTTGTCGGTTTTGGGCTGTAGCCAGGAGCTATTCTTATGGGTTTGTCGCCGTCAATAATATAAGGAACTCCATCGAAGTTTTCTATCTTCGGGGCGTCCACTTTCGGCTGCATCCCCGCCAGTCCTGTTTGAATGCTTCCCAAATTAGCCCCAGGGTAGTTCTTGGCAAGATCCTGCATCAAGACGCCTGATTGTTCTCCGTAAATATCCGGTTGGCCTTGAAGAAAAGGAACATTCTGATAAGCAAAGTTTTCCGCGCCCCGCTGTTGCGTCATGGCGTTCAACTTCGTGGCCCGGTCTTCTTCAGCGTAGCGCTCCGTTAACGCATTACGTCGCTGTGACTCTTGCATCCGGGAAAGGGCCATATCGTCCTGCCGTTGCTGCCGCTGCCATTGCTGCGCCATGTCCTGCGCTCTGGCAAAGCGGTCAAACCCAAAAAGGTCGTTATATTGCGCCATATCAATTCCCCCAACTGTAAAGCGGTCTTTGTGGAGCATAACCGCCATTTTGAGACGGATACGTTGACGGGTCGCTCATGGGTTGTGACATCATGTTCTGCCGCTGGTTGTAAAGATAGTTTGCTGCCGGATAGCCTGCGGCGGTGTTGATCGAATTGCCCATCGTCTGCTGATTCTGGTTGGCGGTACTCTGGCGGAGTTGACCTTGAAGGTTGCCGCTTTGCTGTAATGCTCCCGAAAGCGCGTTGGCATATTTCCCATACTGCTGGCCCGTTTGCGCGGCGTTGCCTTGACCAATGCGGACCCGGTCAAGGGCGCGTTCATAGCCGAGCCCTTCTTCATCACTTCGCAAGTCGCGCAGGGATTGATCGTATCCGTACCCTCCCGATTCATTCCCCCGGAGTGCGGCCTGTTCGGTCATGGCGTTGGAAAGCATGTCTCCGCGCTGCGAGGCGTAAGGCGAAGACATAATATCCCATGTCCCCATCCGGCGCTGTTCCATTTCCGGCAAAGCGCCGGTCCCTTGCTCGTAAAACGGTTTCAGTCGGGCGGTGTTCTGCTCTTCCAGCCATTTCTGCAACTGGATCTCCTGCATAGCCGCGTTATAGGAGGCTTTCGCGGCGTCTTTCGATGCGGCGTTACTTGCTGCTCCACCCGCCGCTCCCCCGGCCATACTTGCAACCATCCCTGCGATTACTGGCCAAGCCATAATTACCTCCCGTAATACTGGGCCATCGAGTTTAAAGACTGGCCAATCGTGTTATAGGTGTCGGCGCGGTTCTGGCCGTAAGATAGCGCATTTTGAGCAGAATTAGTACCAAAGTTTTGATATGCGCTGCTCATACCCTGGCCATAAGTATCAGCCGCCTGGTTGGATGCGCCCATCGCGTTTTGCGCGATTTTGATTGGGGCCAGAGCGTTGTTGTAGCGTCTGCCCATTTCTTCTCCGGACAGTTGGTTGTAGAATTGGCCGAGCTTTTGATCGGCGTCGGAAGAGTTGAATTTCCCCATCGATGCCAACGACCGATTGAGCGAGCGTGTCCCTTGCGTAAAATCATTCTGGTACTGTTCGCTGAACGGCATTTCGCCGGGATTACTGAGTTGGGTTAAAGCGTTGACTCCGGCGTCGTAATAGGGCTGTTGTAACTCTAACTGCCGGAGATAAGCCTCTCTTTGCGCTTTGTCTTGCGCTGACAGAGTAGCGTTGTTGATATCGGATATTTCATCCCGCGTTCGCCCGGCGCGAGATCCAAACAAATCCATCGGATCAGCAATGGTGCTAATGATGGAATTTTTATTTTTATAGTCTGGAACAATCAGACCCTTAAACCCACCACTTGTTATATCTTTTAAAAATCCCATCGTCGGTACTCCTTATGAAACGACTATCCGCACTTCGCCGGTTGCGGTCTTGTAAAATGATCCTACGGCAAGCCCCCCCGTAACGGCGGCGGCGTTGTCGGCATAAGTCGGAGGGGTTTCTATTGTCACAATCCTTGCTGTTGCGTTGTTGATCTTTTCCGCCACTTGTTGAAGGAAGCGAAAACCGGCTTGCGTGATATTGGCAAACTCTGGTTGGAACGGGGTGCGGATAATCTCTTTATCGGCCATTTTCGACTTCTTCCATTTTATCGGTCAGTTCTAGTTTCATATGCTCAACTAGTCGGGCTATCAACTCTTCGTCAATCGCCATGTCCACGGTTCGGCATAGCATGAAAGCTGCATGTACCACCTCATGGAACAACACCGCATAAGAATTTTCCGACCAAATGTAAATGTCTCCGCCGCCAGATTGACACCATCCGCTTGCATCATTCAACTTGCGGAGCGAAGGGAAAAACCCGGCGCCCTCAGTGCGGAAATGCGTTACAAAATAATGCAAAGCCTCTGTTTCTGTGCAGTTTATTGCCGCCATTACGTGGCGCTTGAAAAGCGGGATCTCGCAAGATGAGAACTCCATTTTACCTCCCATAATCAAAACGCTCCGTCACGCTCAAGAGGGCGGCCTGTGTCGAGTCGCTCATGATAAATTCCCACTGTCTCCGCTTGTACCTGCCGAGTCGGCGCAGGCTAACCAGCAACTCGGTCTGACTCTGCGCTTCGATTTCGACTTCTTGCGTGGTGTTCCACTCGGTCGCGCCTTCATCCCGCCAGCGGATTGCCATTTTTTTCGGGGTCGTATTGGTGTCAGAGCGTTTGAAGATCAGCGTCAAGTCATGGCTGAATTTCCAGACATCCGGTTTTCCCCGGTCAACAAAGTCGGTCCGAATCACGGAACGGATATCCGCGCCATCGTCGGTCGTCCCTTCCATCGTCCAGATTTTTCCGGTGCGGCGGTCTCCGATCAGCGTCTTGTTCCACTCCGGCGACTCGGCAACGCAATTGCCAATCCATGCCTCATGTTGGGCGAGAACCGGATTCCAATAGCTCCACTCATGCCATTGATTGAGGGCGATGTCAAAAACCAGCGTCTTCCCTTCCGTGGGGAAGGAGAGAATATAAAAGTGCTTGCCGTCAACGCGCAAATAATCCCCTAAAGCGTCGGAAAATGTGGAAAACGAGCGCAGGTAACGCGACAGGGAGGGATTACTAATGACTTCCGGTGAAAAGCCGTTTAGACGGCAAACTTCGCGGGTATCATCGAGAAAATAGAACGCCCCGTTGATGTTGGTGACGCTGTGCTTTGCCAAGGTTCCGCGCGGGATCGACCCTTGCAACTCCCTGACAAATGTTTCACCGTCATCCCGCCAGATTTCAATGGTGTTTTGACCGAAAAAATACAGGTAGTTGTTGGCAACCTTCATTGTCTTGGTTAAATCCGGCTCGGCCTCGGCGTTGGCGTAAAGCCCCAGCCAGTCAGTAGGCGCGGCGACTTCCGACCAATCGAAACGGGAAGAATCAACGCGCTGTGCCACCAAAGTCTGATTGATCGTCGCCAGAAAATTGACCGTTGTTGGCGCTTGGGAGTCGGTAAGGTAGGTTCCGGTTGAGGCGGCGGGATATTCCCCGATCTTCCCCCCGGACGCAGCATAGATGTTGGTCCCGGCGACATCGGCAAAAGACGGCCTTGATCTGGAAACCATCGTGGCTGTCCCGGTGACATCGGTTTTACCACCAATGGACGTGACCTGATAGACGTTCCCGTTGGAGACGGCCATCAATTTTTGTTGCCGCGGCCAATAGTGCAAGCCGTCCACCGGGCCATTCTCCGCGAGGTTGCAAAAGAGGGTCTTCCCCGGTCGCTTGCACCACATATATTTCATGCCGTCCGGTCCATCGTAGGGAAGGAAATAGCCGTCCATCTGCCCTTGTGTGAAGGACGATAGGCCGGTCTTGTCGGCGCTTTTATTGAGGGAAATAAAGGGGACGGGAAGAGTCGGCATTATTTGTTCCCCTTGTTACACTCTGGCACCACACTGCCCTCTGGAGTGTTCGGGTGAAAGTGATGGTCTTGGCAGTGGCGCTCTTCGTGTGCAATGACTGCGCTGTAACATGCTATAGACGGGTATTCTTTCTCTGGCAATAAATACACGTCGCAACTAAAACTAGTCCATGTGGCATAGCCAACCGCTGGATACCCCGCCATCGTCTCTAGTTGCTCGGCGCTGCGGGTGTGGTAATCGATGTCTCCGCAGGAGGTTAGCGCGAAAAGTAAGATGAAAGAAACAAGCCTGCGCATTAGTCAACGTACCAAAAAGTAACCCATCCACGATTAAATGATGTCGAATCAAAACTAACGCCATCGAAAGTACTACTTGCAATTCGTACTAATGATATTGTTGTTGCTCCGCACCCCCAATACCCGGCTGCCGCTCCAGCCGTATCGGCTTGTGCAAGTGGAATAAGTCCCGACCCATCGTCAGGGCGGACATAAACCTCGATAGATCGTATTTTGGATAAGTCTAGTCCGTGTGCAACAGTCACGCTGCCCGTTGCATCCATATTCCAATCGCCAATGTCCACCACTTTGACATGAAGGACACCAATCTTCGTCGCGGTCAGGTCGGCATTGGCGTCATACACCGGGATGGTTAATGCGGCGGGTGTCGTTGAAGCGGGATAGCCTCCTAAAGTGGCAGCGTCCCCGACCGTTTGAAAGACATAGTAGTTTGACCCGTCCGACTGAAAAATCCCCGTCGAGTTAATCGCCGTGTAAGCCACCGAGGCCGCACCATTGACCAAGTTGCCGGTCGCAGCGGAGACGGTCAGGGTGTTGGCGGCGACCAGCTTGGCAAGCTGAAAGATTTTCCCGGCGGTCAACGAGGCCAGGGGCAAGGTGTAGGTGATATCATTGGAAGTGGTATCAGCGACCACTAGAGAGTCATCGATGGACCCGGCTACGGTGGCCTCGGTCACGGTGCGGGTGTTTCCCGAAACCGCCGACACTTTGTAATTATCGATCTCAAACTTCAGCACGCCCCCGTTATCAGGATCCCCCGCGTAAATCTGAAGTTTGTAGATCCCATCTCCGTAGACCACCGCCCGCCCTTGCGCATCCAAAGCCTTTTTGGTGATGGCCACCGCTTTGTCAACATCGGCGTAGGCGTCTTTTGCGGTGGTTGTTCCTGCCGCGAGAAACTTGGCGTAAGGAGTTGTAATCAACGCCCCGTCATAGGTTACGCCACCGGCTAAAACTTCAAATTGCTGCGCTCTGGTACTCATGGCTATCTCCTGTTGAAGCTGATAGACACAGCCTCGGAGTCAAACTCAATCATCCTTGCCAGCGAATCCCCGGCGATTGCTGCGACTTCTTGCGGCACGGAGCGGCCAAACAACGGAGCTCCACGAACTGCCAGATTGTAGGTAATCGGCTCAATCCATTCATCAGGAAAATCTGGAGCGTCTTCGCTGCTATCTTGAATATCCAAAGGATCGGCAAAAGTACAAATGAGAGTCGTGTTATTCGTGTCTCCGGTGTACCAGACGTACAGCACGCCATTGGTCAATTGAGGGTCGTAACAGACCGAGACAACCGGGCCCTTCTGCGTTTTATTCGGAAGCTCTTTGTATTCTTGGCGGGAAATGATCTCGACGGGAATGTCAATGCCTCCGCTTGTCCGTATGGCGTATTTCAACTGCAACGGTCGCACGCGGAGAAGCGTCCCTGCTCCGGCAGGGCCAACTTGATAGCTTGCCGTTCCTGCCGTCAAGGTCACGGTAACATCGGCAATCTTCCACAAATTCCCGTTGGCTTGCCATCCCTTCAACATCATATTCAAGACGCGGAGAAGGTCGGCGCTTTCCTTTGGAGAAATCTTCTCTCCCGGCACAATCAGCATGAATGCGTCGTTAAGGATATTGGTCGTTGTCGTTGTCAGGACAGTGCTCATAAATCCTCTAATGACGTACTGGTGAAGGTGTCTGCGGGTTCAGGGCGGATTTCGCCGGGGTATTTGATCCGGTCGGATTTTCCCCTGACAAATTCTTGCGGGTGTCGCGGCTCCCAGTCCTTTTTGCAAACCAGTGCTTTATCCCACCGTCTTCGCAATTCCGACAAACGGAATTTAAAACCACATTCGTCGCATATTCCAAATGATCCACCGGCGCGATATGTGTTCCCGTCGCAGTTCATTACTTCTTCCGCATGGTCAAAATTATAGTTCCGGTGTCTCCCGATCCAAGGCCGGTAGTAGCAAGAACAAGGTCGCCTGTTTTACCCGCTCCGGCGTTGTTGTTCACGGGACCGGATAGCAGGTTAAAATCGATTCCGCCCTCACCCTCAAGAAGATTGAAGGCAACAATGTCGGAATCAGCGTCCCACTTAAGACGCGCAGAAAACCCGCTGAGTTGGTGGTATTCTTTGAGGATGGAAACGGCCGCGCATCCATGAGCGGAAACATCAACAAGAACAGCCGCCGTCTCTTCGCCGCTGCCATCTCCTACTATGTCGATCTTCTTGACGAGGTTTCTTACCCCATCAAGAATTGTTGTTATGGTGATTGCATTCGGCATGTCGCCTCCTTAGAAGCGGGGGGATCGCTCCCCCCTGTTGGTTAAGACGCGACGGCAATGCCGGAAGTCGCATAGGTCGGCACAGCTCCGGTAATGTGAACGCCGGTCGTCGTGGACAGTTTCGTGTTGCCGATGGATGAACAGTTGTCGATGAGAACATATCCTGCCGATTGTTCCGCGCCAAAGGCGACGCACTGGGCCGGAACAGCGGTGGAAAGTTTTTGCGAAACGAAAACACAGTTACGAATCAGCAACATGCGTTCGCAGTCGTCGGCATTTGCTCCATAAAAGAAGCGGTTGTCAACGTGACCGGCTTTTTTCCAGAACTGGCAACCTTCAAAGACAACATCACGGGCAACCTTACCGGCCCCAGCGATACCTTTGGTCATTCGCACATTGGCGCGGATACGTTGACCGGAAATGGCATTGGCCAAAGACCCAATCACACAGTTGCGAATCTGGCAGGAATCGCCGTTCATAACCAACTCAGAAGCGGTCGTTTCGTCAAGGCCGTTTTCCTTGTAAATCTCGCAGTTGTCGAGAACGGTGTATTCGCCACCCTCAACAAAGCAGTAAATGCCCTCTGCGACGGTGTTGGAGTTCATAAATTTGATGTTGCTGAAGCTGTTGCGAACGCCAGTATTCAGAATCGTGCCGATGTCGGTTGCGGCGGTCGTCGCGCCCAAGCTGACTTTGGCATTCTGGCCGTACATGCGAGCGGTGCCGTCCATCCCGACAAAATGAACGCGGTTCTTGGAGACGGTCAACATTTCGGTCAGGGCGTGCGTTGAATTGCCAAACAGCACAATTACGTCGTCCGCGTTCGTGGTTGCCATGCTGTAGGCTTTGGAGACGGTTTTGAACGGCTTCCCGGTCGAAAGACCGTTGTTGCCGTCGCTGCCGGTGCCATAGTTGACAAAAAAAACTTTGCCGTGCGTTGCGGGGATGCCGTTCCCGAAAACAGGAACGCCCATACTTGAAATGCCACCGGGGAAATTCGTTTGACCCATTCTAGCCACCTTTTCCTTTTTAGGCAGGGGGCGGTTTCCCGCCCCCCAGCTAGGTTAGTTGTTAAGGTATAAAATCGCCTTTTCCATTATTGCTTTGTTGTCCTTGAAGTGACCTAAGCCTTTATTGCAGTTCACGCAAAGCAACCCGCGTATTTTCCCTGTAGTGTGGCAATGGTCAACTGACAAGTTTATTTTTTTACTGTTCTTGTAATTTATTACCGTTTCTTTTTCGCCGCAAATAGCACAAGCATGGTTCTGATTTTCTAGCATTTCGTTGTACTGAACAAGCGTAATGTTGAACGTTTTTCTCAGGCTTACGTCTCGGGCTTTATCTACATTATTGATACGCCATTCCCTGGCGTATTCACATGCAAACTTTTTTCTGTCTTCGCCTTTCGCGTGAGTCATTTCTTTCCATTCAACGTTACATTTTTCGTAAATTCCGTCTCTGTCTATAAGCCTTAAAGCATGGTCGCTAGAAGGTTTTTGTCCAACGTCATTTACGAACGCCCAAAAATCGGCTTTCCATTCCTTACAAATACCTTTTTTAGCGCTTCTTTTTTTAAACCATACCCAAGTTCCGTAAAGGGGATGATTACTTCTTTTTCCCCAATCTTTAGGCCTTGTTTCGTCTGTACTGCCATGTCGTTGTAATCTCAACCTATGTTTGTCACATAGACCATTTGACACAACAATATTTTCACATCCTGGCATATTACAGGTTTTCCTAGTCATACTGTCCTCCCATGTTTATGTTTAACCTAAGTTAACACAACATGGTCGGACAGTATAGTTTTTATTCTCACGCTCCCGGCGAACCATAAACAGCGCGGAAGTCGGCCCAGCCGAAGGTGTAACGCTCGGACGCTTTCATTTTGGCGTTTTCGGTGTCAAAATCGTTGTCCTGCTTGAACTCGTAGGACCGGCGCTCCTGATAAATCAAACCTTCCGGCGTGTTGGTCTTCACAAACCAAGCGTCAGCGTCGGTCAGATAGTGGTTGACGACGATCCCACCGGGAAGCAGTCCCATTTGTTTCAGGGCGTTGACATCGTTGTTGGCGTTGCCGCTCTGGAGAGCAGATTTGAGAATGCGGGTTGCCTCAAAGATGAGAGCCGGGGGGACAATCAACTTCTGCCCGACAAGGCTGATCTTCAGGCCGCGTGCGTTTTGCGCCTGCATGATTTGAATCAGCATGTCTTCAAGGGCCGCTTCGGACAGGTCGGCAGCGGTAGCAATCACATTGCTCTGGTTGCCGCCAGTTTCAGGGTGTGCCGAGTTAATCAGACAAACACCGTCGCCGCCGTTGTACTCGGAGGTAAATGCGCGGTTCAAGATGTTTGCGCCGATGTTCTCTTTCGTCTGGCGAAGAGAAAAGGCCATGCCTTTAGAAAGACGCTTGGCGATGCTTTCATACTGACCGTCATCAATGGCTTCGCGGGTCACAATTGCCCCGATCGCATAGGTAACGTTGGTCATCCGGGAAGTGTAGCCCTGCTGCGATTCATCAAAGCCGATTGCGGCAGCCTGGGCTTTGGCAGAAGCCAAACCAAGTCCGGTATACTGGACCCGCTCCTCGTAGGCTTTGTCAGAGCTTTCCTTGTCGAAAATCTGCGAAAACTCTTCTTGGTGCTCGGTGTACGTGTGCCCAAAGTGGGCAACGATCCCCGGCCAAAGGTCTTTTGGATGGTTAGAACTGGTCATTACGCCCATGTCAGCCTCCCTTAAACGCCGCTACCGTCATTATCGACGGCAAACGCATGGTTAAGCAGACGGACAAGGTAGCGACCGTTTGCGATGGTGATGTCGTTGTCAGCACGAACGGGAACGCCGACAATCATCACGTCTTCGGTTTGGTCGCCGTTGTTGGTGATGGTCGAGTTGCCAATTTCGATGTAACTGCGTCCGGTCACGGTCGATCCGGTAGCAATGGTCACAAGGTCGGCCACTTCACCAACTGCGGTGACGCCGCCGATGCCGTCCGACTGAACTTCAAAAACCTGCTGCGGGTCATCGGCAACGAGCAGATAACGAGCCGTCGAAGCAACGCGGTACATGGTGCTGTCAGCGGTTTCGATTTCCACGCCGACAACCACTCCGACAATTACGTCAGCGGTAGTAGTCATAGCGGTGACGTGCGGCACGCCGTCAGTCGTCGCGCTGCCTACGAGTTTGACGGGTTGACCGACATAAATGGCGGTCCCATCGGTGGCGGGTACGAAGTAGCGGTTGACCGCTCCCGTCGAATGCCCGTTGAGGGTTTTGTACGGCTTCAAGCCGTTAGGGATGTCCAAATTGGCCACGGTAGGCTCCTTTAAGGCCGGTAATCAGCCTGTTTGATATACGTTTCCCCTTTACCGGGGATCTTCTCGGTGCCACCTCCGGCGAGTGTCCCGCCCTTGATCGCATCGTCCACTTTTTTGTTGACTTCCTCTTTTGCCGCTTTGTCTTCCTCATAAAACTCTTTGTCGATCGCCATGAGGTAAGCGTATTGCGGGTGGCCTTTGGCATCACTCCCCACGTGCTTACGGATCATGTTCCCTTCATCGATAGTGTCCGTCCCGGCAACTTCAGAACCTGCAGCTGTGCAAAACTCGTAACCTCCGGTCTGTGCTTGTTTGACTCGTGTTCCACCGTCAACGTCATTCACCCACCGTAAAACTTTACCTGCGTCGGCATAACGTTTTGTAGTGTCTGCATCCATTGCCAGTTTGCTTTTCATGGTGCCAAACGGCACGCGGTCTTTACGGTCTACTTTCCTCGGTCTCGCCATTGTCCTAACTCCAATCGTAGTTTTTGAGGTATTCCTCTTTTTTGAATCCCGGTATCTGCTTAGCAAAGCGGGCATAGGCGTCTTTGGCTTCGCGGGGGAGGTCGTCAAACGTCTTCCCTCCGCGCTTGATCGGAACCGTTGCACCTTCTACAGCCGAAGCCCCTTCTCTGCGTGGATTCGTGAATAGTTCCGAAAAACGGTGGCGTACTTTCTTTTCAACCTCAGCAAAGACTTCTTCGAGTCTTGCTTCAGGGTTTTTTTGTCGGTAGCGGTTTCCCATCGTGTCGGCGTAAATCGTCGCTTCTTCGTCCTTGCCGTACCATTCGTTTTTAGCATGGAACTCCTTAAACTCAGGAGTCGGACCGGACGGCTTTTTATTATGCGTTTGAGGCGGGGCGCTAAGAAGCTCAAACTTCTCTTTTTCGAGCTTGTCGAACTCTTCAACGTCTGCAATCTCGGCGGCGGCGCGTTGTTTCTTTTGCACCTCGGATATTGCCTTCTCCCACCCTCTGCGCTCTGCAACCTCTTCGGCTTTCATAAAGTGACTGTGCATTTGCTGCATGGTCTGCTTCATTTCGGCCATTTCTTTGACGCTGTGGTCCAGCCGTTCTTTCAAGATCGGCATGAGGTTTTCACCGCGTTCAACAAATTCGCTGGCCGGACGCCATTTCTCAGGGTCGCGGCCCTTGGCCGTCCATTCTTCTTTGTTCATGTGCCCCATTGCGGCGGCTTTTTCGACTACTTCTAGCGCTTCTACCTGGTCGTTTTCGCCGGTCATGATGTCCTCACTCGATTTCTGTGGTGATAATGGCGGCAATGTTCTTGTCATTCAAAAGGCGGTATTTCTTGCCGTCTTTGGTCTTGATGATCGTCCCGGCGTAACGGTCAAAATACACGTGGTCGCCGTCTTTCGGATAAACAGGCCAAGGGGTAGAAGTCGGGTCGTTCAGGTTAAACGCCATTGCGCCGGCTGCTCTGAAAATCCCGATCTCCCGCGCCATCTCCTGTTTATCGAGCGTTGACAGTGGGAGAAATAACCCGCCCTTCGTCTGCTCGGATTCCGCCATCAACTCAACTAATACCTTGTATTCTGTCGGAATTATCCCGATCTCACTCATTTGATGCCCTTTCTGTTAGTCGTTGTCTGCCTCGATGGTTAAAAGTTCGTCTACTGCCTCAAGCCTGCCCAAATTCAGCGCCGTCAAGGTTTGGGTTTTGTAGGGGTTGTCCACCACCAAGCATTTCCCCTGCTCCTCCAAACAGTTCAGGCGGTAATCCTTGAGTCTCTTGAGATACCATTCCGTCACCGGGTGGCGCTTCCATTCCTCGATTTCCTCCTTGACCATTGGTCTCCTCTCTTCCTGCGTTGAAATGGTCGAGCTGTGCCTTGTAAATAGCGAGTTGAGTGCCTGCTTCTTTGGCTTCGGCCTCTGCAAGAGCTTTGATCGCATTGGCGGTAACAAGCTCCATGTTTTTTATGGCTAGTTGTGCCTCTGCAAGTGTCTTCTCGGCCTGCGCCTGCTTCAAATTGGCTTCAGATTCCATGCGCGGGTCTTGTTGTTGTGGCGGCTGTTCGACATACACGCCAGCAAGGGGCACGTCGGCGGCCTCCAGCATCATCTTCGTCGCACCTGCGAGGTTTACATGGGGGTTGTTCCCCTGCGCTAACTGCATGGCAAATTGTGCCCGCGCCATCTTCTGCATCGTCGTTGAGGCGGAAGGATCGGCAACGGGCTGCACGTCCGTCCCGTCGCCCTGATAGTCTCGCTGGAACACTTGTTGCTGCTCTCCAGTGTCCATAACGGTGTAATAGCTCTCCGGCTGGAGATAAATCCCGTTGAGCCGATACAGGCGCTTAAATTCTTTTTTCAGTGAGCGATAGATGCGGCCATAGATTGAGGTGTAGACCTTCAACCCTTGCTCAATCGCCGCCATCGTCGTCGTAGCTGTCTCGCCGTGGACTTCACCGGTCAGGATGTCCTTTGTCGCCGTCACGTCTTTAACGGCAGACAGGAGCATTTCAAGAAGGCTAAAAGTTACCTGAGAGGGTCCATTACCGGGGAGGTCGATAAAGGCGTCTTGAATGCGTCCACCGGTCGGGGCGTCGATTGGTTTGTATTCCCCGGGATCAAAGTACAAATTCCCTTTTGGCCCCTTAAATGCCTTTTTGTCGTAAAATCCGCCACCGTTATTCTGTCGAGTTGCTGCGTCAAGTATTTGGTTTGTAAGGGAGTCAATAACAGCGGTGAGTGGTCCGACAAGCTGTCCGAATCCTACGGAATAAAACCCGCCATCAGGAGATGGCAAGAAAGGAAATGAGGTAAAATATTGCTCGCGGTCAATCTTGACGAGTTTGGCTTGTTTAATAAACTGGGGATCTAGCTGTGTGAGAGGAATTACATCGCCTTGTGACTTGACCATGATGCTGTCAGCTTCATATCCGGCGACGATTCGTAAAACCTTCTTGCTGTCCTTGTGAACAGTAACAATCCACGGCTCTTTTATCCCGTCGTCGTCAGCGTCGTAAAGAAAATGCTGTTCGTAAAGTTCTTGCTGTTCTTCTTTTTCGTCCGCATCCGTTGACACGATATTGTCGTATTCTTTGTAAATTCCCGCCCTCATGCGTTCTTTGATCTGGTAAGGGAAAACGCGAAGACGATGTGTAATGCGGGGCGCTGTTTCAAGAGACTTGGTTGCATTGCTGACGATCAAATCAATGGGGCGTATCCATTCTGAGATATTCCGGCCAAGAGACGGGTCGAAGTAGGTCTTTTTGAATGCGTGACCCTCAATCGGCATGGCCAGCATCATACGGTCCATGTCTTCAACCCATTCTGGCATTTCCTCGATGAGTTGATAACTCATGTGCTGGCCAATGCGGTCGGCGCTTGCGGCCTTCTGTCCGTCTTGATCGGCTCCGGTGATTGCCCCCTTGACGATCTGCTTGCCGGGAATTATGGCCCCGTAGGCTCTGGCGTGAAATTGAAGGGCGGCAGTGGTGAGAACGGGATATTTGACGTTTGCTGCGCCCTTCCAAGGGAATGTCTTTTCTTCAACGATCTGGAGAGCGGTGTCCATCGCTTCGGTAGCGCGGTCAAGCCAATCTTTGCGGCTGTTGTCGTCGGTCTCGGCGTCACGGACAACCTGCTCTCCAAGTTTAGTTAGAATCTCTTCCGGCAGGTCTTCGGCAACATTGGTTGACTCGTGACGGGCAATAAGTCTGTTCGCTACGTCAAAAAAAGAGATAGCGCGGCCCTCGTTTGAGGTTTCCGCGCTATCGTCTCTAGTGTTTTTTTGCATGCGTCCAGTCTCCCGACTGTGTAACTCGTTGTGTAATTATTTCACATAATACACAGAAATAAAATTACGTCAATAGTTTTATGTGCGTAGTCCATTGGTTGCAAGGTTTGTCCTCTGGCGTTTCGTGGGTCATTTCGACATCACTCCCTTTAATCGATCTATCATTATCTGCTCAGAATCAAACTCTTCACCTTTTCCGTATGTCACTATCGCAAAATTTGGCTTGATTGTTAGCCCTTTTGTATTATGAATCTCTCTCATGGCATTCAAAATAGATTCTTCGTTTAAATCGGGCATATCAGTATCCTCCTGTGCGGCTGCGCCCGGTGATGTATGGGCGGTCTTCGTCTTCGTCCCAATCGTTCTCGTTTTCCATCTTCTCGGCATTTATTGCAATGTACCGCAAGTTGTCAGCACCATGGCTGAATTCATCATGCCTGGGTGTGGTGGCCTCTTGCGTCTGTTGGTTGATATTCCTGCGGTATCTCTTGACGCACTGGATCAGCCGTTCTGTGTTCTTCTTGTCGAAGTATATCTGCCGAAAGGTTAGGCGGGTCGCTTTGATTCCCTCTTCAAGCCCTAACTCGACAATCTCCTCTCGGCTGGCGACATCCCACCCCAGAGCCTTGAGAATCTCCTCGGTACTTTTCCCGCTCTTATAGTCTCGGCTGAATCCGTCATGAGGTAGCCAACATTTGCCCCAGTTGTAATTAAGGTTTTTAAGTTCGGCGCTGTACCAGTCAAGCGTCTTGTGATCTTCCTCGATGTATCGAATCACGCGGATCTCGCTTCGCACCTTCTGGACAAGGGAAATGCTCATGCTGTCGTTCCATCCAAGATCAAAGACGACGTGGACCTTCAACAGTGGGTCGTAGGGCACGTTGCATATCTGGCCATTAGCTTCAGCGGCGGCGACTTCGTTGTAATAGATCGCGCCGACCACGGCTGGCTTACACTTCCCTTCCCAGATGTTTTCGTAGCCTTGAGGGTCGTTCTGCTTGCAGCGCAGTCGCTCTTTTTCCAGCACTTGCGGAAACCACGGATTATCGGAGTAATTAACGAGTACGGATATGCAATCGTCTGGGGGGTTGATGGTAAAGCGTTGGTGGGTTTCGTCGGTGTCAAGTTCAGGGTTGTAACTACACCATATTTCGGATGAATGTTCCCCACCATAAATTGGGCAATTCTCCTTTCGTATGGTCGGTATGAGAACATCCCAGGATTTCTTTGTTACGGCTTGCCCTTCTTCTACCCATGCGATATCAACGCCCTCTAATGATTTGAGGTTGGCAACCGTCAAATCAGAGAGACCGGCAAATATAAACCGGCTCTCGTTGTCGTTGCAGCGAATTTCATTTTCTAGGATTGTGAATCTGGAATCAAACCCCATCCGCTTGATTTGATCTGATAAAAGCTTGTGGACGGATTCTTTGATAGTGTGTTGGACTTCGCGAGTGCAAAGAATGAGAAGGGGGTTTGCGGCGGCAAGCTTGGTTAGCGCTCTGGCTATCTCCCATGATTTACCAGAGCCCCGGCCTCCCCTTGGCACCTTGTACCGCATAGGGGCATAGAGAAAGGCCAATTTAGGGATGATTTTCCCCCGCTCAATTCTCATGGCTTTCTCCTCCAAAAGCTGAATCATCTCTATTTTTTCGGCTCTTGTCAGTCCTTTTACCATACTCATTCGTACCCTGTTTTAAATGGAACGTGGATATTTTCCGTTGAGTTGCAAAGCTGGCAAGCTTCACCGAGAAAAGAAACCGCATTCCGTTTTATTTCTTGGAATTTCTCCGACTTTAAATATTCAGTGTATCGTAAATTTTTCATGATTTTGACGCCTCTTTCCAATACTGGTCGAGGGCGCGACGGACAATCTCTGAAGCAGTTAAGCCTGTTTTATTTGTATCTAACTTTAACCTATCCACAAACTGCTTTGGCATTGAAAGAGTGACGTTCATTGTGTTCCTCCTGTGGTATAATGTGAATTTCACGTAGTATATACCATAGGGATACTTATAATGCTAGTGCCTTTGCTCATATCAGGTGATATTTTTGGCGAGAAGAGAAGCTAATTTATCCTCAAGTTGATCGTCTGTCATTGGTGTAGTTGTGACCGATCCCGCCAATTCCAACCTATCCCCGTACTTCTTTGGTGCCATCTTGCTGGCCAGCCATTTACGGGCATCGACACGGAGTCTCGAACGAGCGATAACCTCCTGATTTGTTATCACCCGTCCATCGTCGTCGATATACGTGTCCTGCCGCGATTCGTCTGATATCTCAAGGATTTCTTCGGCCATATGGTCAGCCTGGGCCTCGCGCGCGCAGGCGTAGTGGGTGACGAACTCAGGGTTATCCCTCAACCACTTCAGCACGGTCTTCTTGTCCGGCATGTCCTCGCAGGCACATATCTTGCGGAGAGATTCGCCGCCTGCAATCCGGTCGCAGAAATCCTTGAG